CCTCTCTCTCGGCATAAATCGAAACACGATTTTTCACCAAAGTCCCCCTAATAAAAGCAGTAGTCTGCTTATCAACAGCTGCTTCAGCTGTCATAGCAGTTGAGACCATAGATTCAGGATTGAATCTCACGAGTCCAACCTGCGCTTGATTTGGTTGAAAACAACTAAAATCTATCGGTTTCGTATTTTCCACAGGATCAGGGAAGATAGATTTTGGTAGTTTCAAAACAGATTCAATAGCAGGAGGTTTGACTGATTTAGTGTTCTGCGCATTTCTTGAAACAAATTCAGCAGCACTTTCAGTTTGAATTTCCGGGATGGGAGGGTTTGTGTTGTTTTCCTTTCTCGTGCCAATCAGACCACTGAAGGCGTCAAACAAATTTTCAGATTCTCTCTTGATATCATCAACACCTTCATTCACGGTAGGATTTGAAATTTTCTCTTTCCTTCCCAACCGTTTGAGAGTTTCCAGAAAACCTTCTCCAGTATTCTCCTCAATGACAGTCATATCCTCAGAAATTTTCCTAAGTTTCGGTTTGCCTTTACGACTCTTACCTTCAAATCTGATTCTTTGCTTCTGCTTTTTCGTATCATCATTGTACGCTTTATTCTCAGTCAAATTCCTATCTTTGTTTGCTTTCGCACCCAAGTCAAGTGTTTCGATCTGATTCAAAGGTAAACCTCTGGCCTCCGTAACGTTTTCTTCTTCTGACTCTGACTCAGTCAAAAACTCATCAGAATCTTTAGTTTTCTTCTTTTTGGGAACCCAAAGTCGTTGTTTAACCGAACTTAAAGCCTTGTATGCCATCCATGCTAATCCAAGTAACATCGCAATATTCTTGAGAATGTAAATCTGGTTTTTCCATTTTGGCATTTTGTCGAGGAAGGCTTGTATAGCCCATTTCAGTGAATCTTTCAAAATCACAAGAAGTTTCTTGCATCTGTTTTTGAACCTATTCCACGATGTATTTTCGACAGCTTTGTCCAACACTTTCTGATATATCTTGCTTCTTTCACAATGATCTTTCAATTCTGCATTAAACGCTAATCTTTCTTTCAAAGCTTTCTCGAATTGTTCGTGGTTAGCATAAAGAATATGCCTGTCAGTTGCTGAACCTTTGTGTTTTTCACACAAACCTTGATGGTATTTGACAACTTCCTTATTGATGTCTTCCATTGTAGCAAGAGGATCAGTCAATATCGGATGGTCTGGATTTGCAATAACAAATTCAGACATTCGTTGAGACCAAAAGAGGTTCATTTGTTGTCCTGCAGGGCCATTCCATCTAAAAGGAGCAGCTCGGGGACCTTGTGGAGGAGGAGTGGGACCCGGTTCAGGTTGAGGTGTAGGACCTAGTTCAGGTTCTGGTGCATCCTGAAACTCATCTGGTTCTGCTTCCTCTTCATCTGAAGTATTCGGCAACTGCCATTCTGGTGTTTCTCCAACTCCAATCTGTGCATCTCCACAAATTTTTGGTACGTTGATATGGCCAAATTTTGAAACACTAGTCTCCCTTGATCTATCGTGTCCAGCTTCAAATGACTCGCAAGTCTGTTTGAACTGTTCGACGAAGAGGGTATAGCGCTCAGCCATCAGATCACAAAATCCTGTAAAATCCAGCGGTTCTGTATTCATTTTTGTCAAATACTGACCATTCGCTCTATCATTAACCAGAACATTAAATTGCATCTGCTTAAATCTACTAGGGTCTTTTGGAGCGTCTTTGGGTATGACAACCTCAGCAATCATAGCAAAGCGGGATATAAAGGCATCAACCGAAGCCATTAAACCACCATATTCTGCTGCAGGTTCCACATTGGAAGTGGCAAAAACCATATCAGATGTGAACATCACTTGGCCTTTCAACTCAAGTGTGGCCATATTCAAAGAACAAGGAGATGGATTGATGAGTGCAAACACTTTGTTAATTTCTTCCAAATAGTGTTTTGAATCTCTAATCTGACCCATATCATCCAAAATACAGACTTTTTGTCCATGATATCCTTCCCAGTAATCACTACCAGCTGTTGGTGCGTAAATTTCTTTCTTGGGATCAAAAGGATCACTCTTGGGAAATACTCTATCATAAACAGCACTTGCGATATCAGGAATAGCAGTTGTTTTTCCTGTCGCAGCTTCTCCATGTAGATATACACCAAAAGGGGGACGTCTATATTGACCGTGAAACATATAAGGAGCAAGAGCACGCAATTTTACAGTTACCTCTCTATGAAACGTTTGTAAAACACCCAACACACGCTTAGGAACATCTCTATGAGCACTATCATTAATCAAAGAAGTACCTTGTGAGTACAATTTTTGTAAATCATGCACTTGACAGTCAGTTTTATTCACATACTCTTCTGTATTACTATCATTCAAAATTTTCTCAGCTAAAGTCAGATACTCATAATAATCCTTGTAGCACACATCTTCGGAATCCTCGACAAAATAATCAATTATAGATCTTACTGTTTTAAAAATCCAATCGGAGATCGTTGTTGCTCCACGAATTATATCTGAAAAACTCTTGATTCGCGCAGCAGTAGCCTTCAACTGAAAATCTGAACCAAAAATGGCAGATGAAACAGCAGCAGACATTGCGTGAAAAATATTCTCAGCGTCAGGATCAAAGACTTGTCCTGTACCAGCATTCATAGTTTGAGAACCACCTTGGGCTGTAGGAACTTGCGGCGACCAAAGGGCTTTCAAACTATTCGACAGTTTTGATAAGAGTGTAGAATCAATGTAATCAGCGAAGAAACCAGCTACGGATAACAATTTCAACTCTGTTGATGGTGATTTGTGTATAGCTACACAAAGAATAACCAATTTCAGGAGGAATTTCTTAATCGTTGGTGTTGACTCTGTAACATTCTCATCAGATTGACCACCGAGAGACAAGACATGCTGATGCCGCATCTCAATACCAGTGGTAATAAGTCTGTCAAAATGCTCTAACGTTTCTGTTCCGAGATTGAAAGTAGATTCAGTCGATAATTTGGAAGCATTAACGTTAACATTGTGTTGTGTATTTGCGATGTCGGGTGTAGACACTTGGTGAGAAGAATTCATCGTTCTTGGCAATCGCGATGTCATATTCTCAAAATATTGTAGTGTTTCTGCACCCAGATTCAATTCATGCGAGGTTTGCACTTTAGGCATACCAGGCAAGAAAGAAGAGAAGTTAACTTGAGCATCACCCGCTAAGAAATTTTCCAATTCCTCCTCAATTTCCTTCTCTGTGAAAACCTCCTCTACAGGCCAATTTTGTAGAACCTGCATCCAGGGGTCTTCCTCAGTATACTTCTCAACGCGCTTCAGAGTGGCGGGATTCAATTTGAATTTCCTCA